AATTCCCTGCTCGGGCTTAGCGTTCCCTTCATTACCTTAATTTCGGTAGGTATTCGTGGCCTTCCTTTCATATTTACAAATATAGTCTAAAATTTAGTACATTTATTTTTGCACGGGTGTGAATAAAAATAAGACCCGCGGTTTTGAGCACGTACCTCATAGATTATTACCCCCGTATGGGGTCGCATTTCTTTCTCGCGCGGACTTGGAGGCATGGCACGAATTGCACAGCGGCTGTAAGTTATCTATTGCCCAGAACTCGCCACCTAATCGCACTGGCTCGATGTGGTCCACCATCTGGGCAACTGTCAGCAATCCCAGCGATTCGCAGTTAACACATAACGGATTGCACTGCAGCACCTGTTCGCGCACGTTACGCCAACGCGTTGTATTATACCGAACCTCGACATAAGAACCTTTCTGATAAGGACGCTTAGGTTTCCCCTTGTCGCCCTTTGGTTTGTTAACGCTTGGCATCTAGGCTAAGGATTAGGTCCTGAAACTCTGATAAGGTGCGCACTAACAGGTAAGGAATGTCGGCCTGTTTGCAATGTAACTCAAATGCTTTCTGCTGAGGTGACTGTGTGCCTGTCGCTGTCTTGAGCTCAACGAACCCCATCCAACCCCTGTGCACTATCATTAGGTCAGCCGCTCCCTTATAGAGTCCCGTTGCCTTCATCGTTACCGCTGTCATCTTATCCCTTAGCCCTCCATTAGGTATGCTCAGGATCATGCACCGCTTATCGTGGATGACATAGGTATTTTGATACCATAAATAAATACTTTGTTGTAATTGATTCTCATTCATATATGTTATTTAATAGTGTCTATTATAGTGGAATAAGCAGTGTAACCCTTACTAGGATTGGGCTAGAGGCCTCTCGGTTACAAAAGTTACAGAGACTTCAATTCCAGTGTAACCCAGTACTGCATTGGGATATAGCCCAAAGTTACAAAAGTTACAGAGAAATGTAAAGACTTTGGAAAACAGTAAAACAGAAATAGGGTAAAAATCCAATAGTAAAATCCACTGGGGAAAGTTATGTATTTTCGTGTAACTTTTGTAACCGCACCCCCAAAATACCCCCTTAGCCCATGCTAGGCCTTGGTTACACTGAAATCGTATTTTTTGCCCGTTTTTAGTCATTTTGTAGCGTTTTTATCTTTCCGACCCTAAAAACTCTTTGGGTTTTTGAATTTAATTTTACCACCCGTTGCAAAAATCCCATGTTTTTTAACTCCATTCCGAGCTTACGAGTGTCAAAAATTTTCTGATTTGAGCACAATTCTAGGTAAATTTTGATTTCCGTATTGCTTAAATAGGTGCTATATTCGCCTTCTTTTGGATTAAATAAAAATTGGTTTATTAATTCCGCCTCAAAATTAATAGCGTTAAATTCATCACTATTTTCGTTTAATTCTGCTATGTCAGCGCTTGATAACTCCCATTTAAAGCCACTTTGGTATAAATCATAAAAGGCCATAAATAACGCCGATTTGTCAATAGCGTTGTATTGGGCTTGGTTTACTGCAGTTACATTCACTGGCAGGATTCGGCGGTTGCCTGTTGGGTCACTGATTAGGCCCAAATCGTTAGTCGTTCCTGCTAATACGGCTAAGCGTTTTAGATCGCGGTGAGTGCGTCCGTAGGGCAAACGAATAGAGAAACTGGCTTTGCTTGTTAGTTCCTTAAAGCGCTTGGATTCCAACTTCGACTTACCCCCGAACTCGTCATCCATTATAATTAACTTTTTCGTTAACAAAATATCGTCATCCTTGCCGCCGTCCAGTTTAGACTCGGCGTAATAATTGCTAAGTTGTAATGGCAGCAGGCGCCTAAAAAACTCTGTTTTACCTGTGTTCTGCCGTTCACCTGCTAGCACTAAGACCAGGGGCGAAGTGCGCCCAAAAATGGATGCAATCATGCCAACGCCCCAATGCGTAATGTATTTTGCAACGTTGGGCGTCGGCGTTTCAATGCAGGCCGCTAGATCCTCAATTAACCCCTGCCCCCTCTGGATGGATTGATTTAACCGTATAAAATCTTCGAAGGGGTTGTAATAGGTCGTGAGCTCAGAATATACTACACGACAAAAAAACTCAAATGATATTTTGTTATCTGTTAATTCCGAAAATTTCAAATACATCGTATTTAACGACATATCATCGATTTGCTTAGCCCTATTGTTAAATGTTACCGTGCGGTCTTCTAAATCATTTGTAATAGTGTTATAGTACAGTTGGTAGTTATTGGATAGGTAAAGCTGAACGAGTCCGAGGTTAGTCTGGCCAACCAATGCGAGGTTAACATTGGCCTCATAAACCGCCGCCGCCGTCTCTGTGGCTTTCTCAATATCCATGCCCTGCAGGCGTGCAATTTCAATAACTGACTCCTGACCGCGCCCTTGTTTCTTTGCCATTTTGGCTATATTCTCGAGCTTAACCGATTGGGCCGATTTTAGTTCAACGCCTGCCTCCTTGGCATAATAGTAAAAAGTGGCTATAGTTACCTTGCTTAGGCCCGTGTCGCGCAAGCAGTATGTAAATTGTTTGTCAGCCTTGGCGGGGTCGTATTTATCATTTTGCGCGCATACGGCGTGAAAATGCTCGCGCCCTCGTTCTCCAAACTCCGAAGCCAGTGCAAAGCCAATGCTAAGGTAGTTGGCATAAACGCCTTGCGTTAGATCAAACCCCCCTCTGCAAATCCTGTCTATTAATTCGTCAAACTCGTTGCCCGTGAGCACAGTGTTAACTACCTTGGGCTTTGCCTCCTTTTTTGGGTACTCTTTAAATACCTTACTCGAGGGGTTGGTAAATAATAAAGGATCTACGGATAGAAAACGCAGGCGGCTGACATTTTTACAACTGGCGTCAATTAATTGCCCGTAATTGCGGAAATAATACGTTTTTAGCCCGTTGAACGCATCCAAATGCCTGTCGGCTTCTATTCGTACGATTGCAGCCAAGCCATTGCCTGAAGCGCTCAAATGAGCGGCAAAAGTATATGGGTCTTTGGATAACTCTGCCTTAAGCTGCCCGGGATTCTCTACCGCGTCAAAATCTATACAAATAAGCCCCGAGTGCGTTAGTAGGTTTGCATTTTTTACTGACTCTTTAAAAATACCCGAAATAGTTACCGCAGGGATCTGTTGCTTAATTTCTGCCTGCTGGTCCTTGGATAGGGCGGCCGAATTTTTAAAGGCTTCAATGCTGTTTATATACGTGCCATTTCTTACGAGCTCCAGATACTCCGTAATGGGTATTACGGTAAATTTGTTGCTGAGTTTTATGTTAGGCAGGAAATTTATTTGCATATCGTAATTACTAGCGGGTGCTCGGTAAGTGTGCAAAGTAAATCGCCGTTAAGCTTGGCGTCTCGGATGTATTCGCCATCCTCGGTATACAGTCCAATCTGTTTAATTAGTATCCCTTCCGGGATGACCTCCACCCAAGATATTCGGGCGTGGGTCGGTTTGTTGTTTTGTGGTGCCATTTTTTAAAGTTATTTCAATCTGATTTATTAGTGCTTGGAACTCTTCTAAGGTGGTTCCGTTTACCTTGCAAATTTTAAATAGGGGTACAAACTTAGTTTTTTTTCTCTTTGAAAAATAATAAATACCTCTGTTAGGGATTATGGCGTAATTACTCAAAGCAGTTTCTCGTTACCATCACCCAATTTAATGAAGCCCGAATCCTTGGTGCTTCCAGTGGCGCGGATAAAATCTATTTCAATCTTTGCGCTGTTGATAATTACTTGCCCGACGTCTGCCATTGCCTTAGCGGTTGCTATGTCGATGTCGCCATCCTTCAGGCGTTCCAGTGTTTCAAAAAGGTGATCCCTTAAGTCGTTAATTTTGTTTCGTGCCATGTTGGTTAATTTTTCTAGTTATTTGTTTTTTTATGTGAATTACTGCCCGCAGCTCAGCGGGTAAATTTTGGATGTGATTGCGTCGCATATTCTCTGAGCGGTCGATAAGCTCGAGGTTATCAATGCAAACGTTTAGCCTATTGCGGTCCTTAAATACGACAAACAGCCCTTTTGGTATTTCGCCGTGATGCTGACGCCAAAGAAGCCAATGCACAAACTCAAAGCCTTTATCCGTCTTTTCTACTAGGTAGCCATCCCTGGTACTTCGGTATCCGATTGGCTTGGTATTGTGAGGCAAACCTCCAGCTTTAAACTGAGTCTCTACGCCTCCCATTTGCAAGCCTTTTAGCCCCTTATTCCAACTCTTATGCCCTTTTTTAAACTGGGTGGCTATGTTGGTTTCCTTAATTCGACCGCCATAGTTTTGCAAATAGTGCTCAGATTTAGACAATTCCAAACGCTTTGCTTTATTGTAAATCTGCTTCACTGTGCACTTAAATTGCTTGGCTAGATCCGCTGTAATTGTATCGGCGTAAATTTTAATCAATACCCGGGTTTCTTTTGGTGTCCAATATTTTCTCATTCTGCAACCTCCCCCAACCTTATTGTGAAATTTGCCACTGGAGCGCCCTCTGCAAAATCCCTTTCCTTTCTCCAGCGGTAGCCATCGGTATAACCTTTGGACCGCCAAAAGCGTTGCAACTCTGAGTAATTGGCGAAGTATAGCACTCGCTCTATAAACGCCTGTTTGTACTTTTTAACCCGTTGCAAATCGTATAGATCGGCGGGATTTTTGGCAATGTCGTAAATTTTACGGCCCTCAAGTTTTGCGGATTTTTGGTAATTTAACAACTTTAAAGTTGCAATAACCTCCGCCTCAGTCTTTGGATTGGGCGCAAATTCCGCCCCACAGTTAGCACAAATCCGCGCTGAAGCGTAAGCTACAAAGCCGCACGCTGGGCAGTCCTTAACTGGGGCCACGCCTTCGCCTTTCTTTTTGGGATTCTCGAACAAGTGCGCCCAATCGCGGGGCTCCTGCCAGAAACCTAAGCGCGTTACATTCTCGCCAAAGTCTAGGATTGTAAAGGCCGATTTATTAGGTGTCCTGCGCGAAGCCCGCCCCACCATTTGCAACCACAACGCTACCGACTTGGTAGCGCGATTTACTACTACCACCTCAATATCTGGGCAATCAAAGCCAGTCGTAGCTATTCCGCAATTAACTAGGATGCCGTTTTTAGATGCGCTAAATTCCGCAATAATCCGCTCCCGTTCCTGTGGACTTTGTTTTGAGTGCACGCCCCAAACTCTGCCCGGCCCTAATTGCTTTATAAATTCTATGGCCGTGTTGATCGTAGCGCTGATGTTCACACAAAATACAATAGCCTTTTTATCAGCCCATTTTTGGCAAAATTCATGCACTACACCCTCATAAACTTTAGGCTTGTTAAAAGCATCGTCTAGGCTTTGCTCGGTATATTCTCCGCGGGCCGTCTCAAGCTTAGAAGTATCGACGGGGTGCATTGCGTAAGTGTGCGGAGTTGCAAGCCATCCCTGGCCTATCAATGACTCAATCCCAACAGGGCAAACAATAGCATTGTAACTGTCCTTTAGTGGCGGGTTAGATACAGGCGTTGCAGTGGCTCCAATTACAAAGCCGTTGAAGCCGACCAATACCTTTCGGAAGTTGCCAATATGCGCCTCATCCACTACAAGCAAATCGTACTGGCTTAAATCCAACCCCCGCTTAATTGCGTTATTCAGTGTTTCCACCATCAAAATATCGCAACTATTCAGCCGCCCCGCCTGAGTCAGCAACTCCCTGCGATGGGTTAGGATTGCTACCCGCTTACCCTTTGCCGCTGCTTTGGCTGCTATGTCCGAAAATATAACAGTCTTGCCCGCTCCAGTGGGTAGGCAAAGGATCACCCGCTTACTGCCGGAAGCAAACGCCCTCTGCACTTGGGCCACGCTATCCACTTGGTAATCCCTAAGCACTTTGCACCTCCATTCCTAAGCCTTCGACCTGCTCAGTAATACAAAGCAACTCTTTGGCGGTGTTGTAAATGCGCCTTTCCTCGCGCCTGTATTCTAGGCTATTGCTAAACTGCTTAAAGCTATTAATTGCTGTGCTGTGATCGCGGTGAAGCCTCCGCCCTATTTCGGCATAATGCAGCGCGTAATCGTGGCGCAGTAGGTAGACGACCAAATGCCTGGCCGTCATAATATCCCCGCGCCTCATTTTGCTGAGCACCTCCGCGGGCGTTACATTGCAAACCATACAGGCCACCTGAAGCACTTTCTCAAATTGCCCCATCTTGGATGTAAACTTAATTTTAGGAGCCAGTATTTCCTTTTTTAGCCCTGCTATTTCTTTCTCGTATTTTGCAACGGTGTAAGCAAGTTTGTTCTCAAGCTCCCGTACTCTTCTGCTGCTCTTCGTGTAGGCTAGTATATAGTCCATCAAATTTCGTCGTTTGTGTGGTGAGTATTCGGTCCCTGCTGCGCATATCGTTCTCGTGAAACCGTATGCGCTCCAAGATTTCCAAGGAAATTAATGACTGTCTGAGTCGTTCCTGTTCCTCTGGGCTCAGTAACGCCCAGACGTAAGCTGTAATGCTTTTTTCTTTTTCCATAAATATAGTGTGCTGTTTTGTCTGTGATATTCAAGCGCTCACCGATGGAGCGCCAAGTAAGGCCGAAGTCATCCCGTAGGATTGCAACGGCCCAGATTAGGTTATAGTTGATCATAATATTTAAGGCCTCTTTCGTCGCCTCCCTTATCAATGTGCTCAATTGTCATAATTATAGCGTCTTGTCCGTCATGCCAAGCGTTGGAGTAGGCTTGTATTATCTGTTCCTTCTCCATTTCTTTGGCTTGTTGTTTAATGATTTCCCAAAGTTCAGGTCTCAAATCTACACAAGCACACTTTTCAATCAACCACTCCACTGCCGTCTGTTGTTTATTGTTTGTCATTGCCCTGCCTCCTTTTTCTTTGCCCTCTCCTTGGCCTTTCTAAGCCTTGCCTGTTCTCTCCGTACCGCTTCCCTTCCCTCCAGTGCAAAAAGTTTCTGTAACGCTGCGGCTAGGTCATTCTCAGCAACTAAGCAACGGCGGGTTAATTCATCGCCCCTGCCTTCCCAAGTCTTTGCTTTGTCAAGCGATCCCAATAACTCCGAGCGCGACGACATTAATTTAATTTCGTAATCTGTAATTAGATTTGATTTCTTGCGTAATTCTCTGCTCAATCCTCGCACCTGAGCGCGGGAAGCATTCAACGCCAATGCAAGCGCAACGGCTGCAATAGTGGCTAGTGTGGTGTAAAGTATCATTTTTGTTTAGTTTTTCTTTGGGTTAACATCTGAGTATAGTCGTCAAAGTGCGGAATAAATTCATCGCGCTCAAACTCATACGGCCGAGCCTCTGGTAAACGATTTAGATCGCGTTTGTACTGCTTGAATTTCCAAGCGATAAAGCTGACTGCAACGGCTAAAGGGGTTGCTAGAATAAGGTAGATTGCATCCATGATTAATTCAAAATTTTATTAGCCCATTTTGTAGCATTGTTAGTATTTGCAAAATCCTTTGATTGCAAAACTTGCTCTCCATTGGAGGTAAATTGCACATAAAATGCGCGAACGGTTCCAGTGCCATCGGTAAAAATGTTGACTGCTTTTGTGTTTCTGTTGTTTAAAATTTGTGTTTTCATCTTATTAGTGTGGTTTTTGTATGTGCAAATATAGGCGAGTTTTACACACTACCAAACATTTTTTAAAATATTTTAATTTTTTTTAAAAAAAAAGCCCCGAGCCGAAACCCGAGGCTAAACTAAAAAATTAGCACCACACTAATAAGGTGCAAAATTATTACAGCGTATCCAACACCTCGTTAATACGGCGCAGAGTTGTTAACGTTTTGGGTTCCTTTTTTGCCCAATGGCTTAACACCCCTCTATTTATCCCTGCCATGTCGCAAACTTTAGTAAGACTTACCCCTTTACTAACCGCTCGCAGTTTCAACTCCATTACAATATTTCTATTCATTTGCTACAAATTTACAAATAATGTGTTAAATTTGCAAGGTATGACTTACCACACTAATACTAGCCGCATATCTAAAAGCGGCCTCGACCTAATTAACCGCGCTCCAGCTCATTACTTTGAGCGCTACTTAAATCCTAAAGCCCCACCGCAAAAAGAAACGCCCGCCCTGGTCATTGGGTCGGCAGTCCATTGCGCGGTATTGGAACCAGAAGAGTTTGGCAAACGCTACGCCGTTGGGCCACGCGTTGACCGCCGAACTTCCAAGGGGAAGGCCGAATGGGAAGAGTTCCTAACCCAATCCGCAGGGCTTACTTGCCTCGACTCAGAAACCGCAACCCTATGCGAGCGTATAATGGAAGCCGTCCGTAAATTTCCTGCTGCTAAATACCTACTCAAAGAAGGACAGGCAGAGAAAGTAATCGAGTGGACCGACGAAGCTATAGAGGTAGATTGCAAAGCACGCCCCGACTGGCTTACTCCTGACAATATAATTGTAGACCTAAAAACTACTGAGGATGCAAGCCCCCGCGGGTTCGCTCAGTCTGTTAGGAAATACCGTTACGATGTGCAGGCGGCTTTTTATTCTGACGGCCTCGAGCAAGCCACTGGCAAAGAGTGTGAAGGCTTTTTCTTTATAGCCGTTGAAAAATCGCCGCCGTTCCTGTGCGCCGTTTATTTTTTAGGCGCCGACGACCTGCTAGAAGCTAGACAGAAATACCAAAAAAATCTGCTCACTTATAGACTGTGCAAAGAGTCTGGCATTTGGTCGGGCTATTCTGAAATTGTAACTAAATTAGAAATATGGAAACCATGACGCCAAAAGATAAAGCAAAGGAATTAGTAGATAAGTTTATGCCACATTCAAATGGTAATTCAAATAATAATGAAGCAAAACAATGTGCATTAATTGCGGTCGATGAAATATGCGAGGCAATTAATTGGCACGAATTTGAAGTCCCAAACGAGGAGTTTAATTATTGGAACCGAGTTAAATTAGAAATACAAAGATTATGACCACAGAAATAAACACCACCGAACTAACCACAACCGAGCCTACCAACGGCGCAATCTTCGCCCCTGCTCAGTTTGAACACGCGCAACGGATCGCCAAAGTCCTAAGCTCCAGCGACCTCGTCCCTACCCAGTACAAAAACAATGTAGCAAATACGTTAGTCGCATTGGAAATGGCTAACCGTATGGGCGCTAGTCCGCTTATGGTTATGCAAAACTTACATATCATCCACGGGCGCCCATCTTGGGGCTCCAGTTTTATTATTGCCTCCCTAAACAGCTGCGGCCGTTTCACTACCTTACGCTTTGTAGGCGACGCTAACAAGTGCAAAGCGGTAGCAACTGACAAAGCCACGGGCGAGGTGCTCGAAGGCCCCACAGTGAGCTTGGAAATGGCAAAGGCAGAAGGTTGGCTAGACAAAGCAGGGAGTAAATGGAAAACTATGCCCGAGCTTATGCTCAAGTATCGCGCCGCTGCTTTCTTTGGTAGGCTTTACGCCCCCGAGGTATTAATGGGCATGCAAACGAGCGAGGAGGTAATAGACATAACGCCTATGCAACCCGCTGCTGTGGATGCTATAAACGCTAAGATTAATCCAAAAGGTTAACCAAGTCCTTAGACTCTATCAAAGTATAACTAAAGCGGTTGCCATGTAAGGCGGCCGCTTTTTTTGCTAATAGCATAAACTCGTTAAAATCAGCAACTCGTTTAAACACTTGGCAGCCGTGGCTCCAGTCATCCACTCGGGCACTATCAACGCCAGCCTTATGTATGTTAATTCCAAAAACGCCCGTTTCGGTTTTATCAGTTTGATATATTCCATCCTTTGTAAAATCGCGGTACACTGTTACAGGTGCAACTTGGCGCAATGCCTCATACTTACCTTGGTGCAAGCCGATGGCGTGGCTACCTCTGTACTGGTTGCAAACTAGGCGCGCAGTACCGCCGCCGTTGTCGGTTGTTATTGGATATTCTTTGATCACCCAAGCCCCGGCAACTTGGTAAGCAACTACAAGCTTATCGTCAAAAGCGTTAGTAACTTTGTTACCAGTGGCCGAGTTGCGGATCCCTATAATATTTAAATTGTATTCGCCGCCCTCAAAGAAAGCGTATTTCTTAGCGGCCATCGTGGCCCTGAGTTGTTCAATTTTCATAGTATAGCAAAAATAATACTTAGCAATGAAATCCCAAAAGTTAGGCGTTTCCACTTAGTTACCTGTTTATCGGTTGCCTGTATGCGATCTAAAAGCTTAGCCTCAATCTTGCCCTGCTGTGCAATGACTGCGCTATCGACTTTCCGAAACTCCCTGCACAGTGCTAAGTTTTCCCGCGCCTCTGCGCCTTTAATTAAATACAGATTACTTGCCGAGACTGTCGAGCTGTCGGTGCATTGCGATAAGGCGACGCGTGGCGCTGCAAGAAGTATCGCCATTAAGAGTAAGGTAAAGCGTGTCATATTTTTGGTTTATTATGGTCTGCGTATCGTGCAGGGCTACATACTTTAGCCGAATCTGCCTGAGCGTGTCGTGCATTAACACAACCTCCTTATCTATCTGAACGATTTTAACGGGGCTCTCAGGCACTTTCTTAACAGTGTATAGGCAAACTGCTAACACAATTAAACAGACAGCCCAAAAGCCCCCGTTTTTCATTCGTCGTTTTTCTTTCCGCTAAACTTATCTACACTTGTAAAGCCAAGCGTTAAAATAGTTACCCATTCAACTGCCGCTACCAATTCTGCACTCGGTGCAATGTCCTGCGGGCTCATTGAATTGTGTGCCATCGTACCGAATAGAACAAACGCGCCGATAATTCCGACAAAGCGCTTACTGGATAGTTGGCCGTTGTCTCCTTTGAATATTTCTAATAGTTTTTTCATATCACCCCTGCCCAACACTGGGCTTTTTAGATTTGTGTTTATTGATGTGCTTTGTATGCCTGCGCAGTTTACGCTTAGGCTTTGGCTGCCAACTGGATGCGGTGGGTTTGCTTGCCTTTGCCATTATTTCAACCCGTTAAGCCTGAGCATATTGTTAATACTGATTGTATCCATGTCAGCCATCGCAGTATCGACGCCCAGAAACATCATTGTTACGGCGTATTTTTTAACTTTAGCCTGTGCCTTTAATGTCTGAGCTTCTGCTGCTACTACCGCCTCCTTTAATTCTGCTTTCTCTTCAACCTTCTTTTCAATTAGTGACGCGCTCATTGTCTGCGCTAACTTGGTAGCCTGCCCGGCTGTTTGCAAATTAGCTTCCACCTTCTTAAGCATTGCCTCCACTTCATCGTAAGGCGGTTGCTGTACTGCCTGAATCGGTATGCAAATCCAACCTAATAGCAGAAGAGTAGTTAAAAATATTGCAGCCCTCATAGCTTACTCATTGTATTCATTATCCGTATTTCCGTGATCGCGGCAGCCAGTGCACTGTCGGATTTCTTTAACGCATAACTAAGACGGTCAATCTTAATATCAAGCGCATCTATTTTTTGATTACTCTTTTCAATCTGTTCTTTGTAGCCCGAGCGAAGGTCAACATACAAATAACTAACAGCCAACAGCATACAAAAAGCAACGGCAGCAACTGGGTTCTTACGAAATTGCTCAAAGCTAACAGGGATTGGCGAGGGGGTTTTCTTTATGGCGGTCATATTAATTACATATAGGATTAATCCAAGTTAAAGTTTCTTCATCCCAAGTCCATAAACACCCATCATTTGAATAAGGCACTGGAGGCTGCCAAAGACAGTCAGCATCTAGCGTCCAACTTGGGAAAGGTTGTGGAGCTGAAAAATTATCTTTATCAGGGTAATAAATAAACCCAAAACCTGCAAAGTTTTTGCCTTGTGTGTTATAGTAAGTTCGCACCCATTCACCGCCAAAAGTATCTATACACCATTGTACAGAATCGGCAACAATTACCTCTAAAACTATATCATTTTCTATTTTAGCAACTTGCATATTATGTAGGATAAGAAATTATAACTATACCTGAACCACCGTTTCCACCAATTGCAGTCCAAGAACCACCAGCACCACCACCAGTATTTGCAGTTCCATTGCCTCCAATATTTGTACCACTTGGAGTAGCCCCTGTGCCACCGCCACCTAAGCCACCAATACCAGCACCAGTAATCGCACTACCACCTCCTCCTCCAGCATAATAAGTAGAAGTTCCATTTATAGAATAAGCTAAACCTACTCCACCATTACCTCCGACATATGTTTGAGTTCCATTTGCACCTACAGCACCAGCACCACCCCCACCAGCACCACCATCAGTAGCAGTTGAAGAATTACCTCCACGGTTACCTTGACCACTTGTACCAGCACCACCATTATAAGCACCTAAATTACCGCCACCTCCACCACTACCACCACTACTTGGAGCATTGGTTTGTATTCCACCACGACCTCCACCTATTGCCGTTAAACTATCAAAAATTGAATTATTCCCACTTGTTCCTTGTGATGTATTGCCAACCGCCCCAGTACCTCCACTACCTATAGTAATACTATAAGCCGTAACTGATATTGATTTTGCTGCATTATATAATAATCCACCAGCTCCACCACCACCACCAGCATAAGAACCACCGCCACCGCCACCAGCAACAACTAATGCTTCAACCGTTGCAGCTGCTCCAGCAGTTAATACAGTAAATGTACCTGAGCTTGTAAATGTGTGAATCGTTCTACCACCTGAATAGGTAATTGTTCCACCCGTTGCAGTTATCGGTACAACTCCGCTAATTGAACTTAATATTCCGTGTGTTGAAAGTATCATATTACGATGCTATATCTCCAAATAAATACCACTCGTTAGTGTCAATCTTAATCAAAGTTGCACCGCTATACTGAGCGTTCAATTTTAACTTTGCCCCATTGCTGCGAATTGTCACCCCACTGGTTGCAACAATGGTCGTTTGACCTGCTCCATACTGAGCCAAAAGTATTTGTGTACCTGTGGCAAATGCTACTGAACTATTCAAAGGCACGGTCAAGTTATTTGCACTCGCATTGTTTACCTCCACCAATTTATCCGCATCACCAAGCACTAAGGTATAGGATGCAGTTTGTCGGTTAGTTACAATAAGTTTGTTTGTCTTTGCATCAAGTGCCGTTTGTGTTGCAGTCGATACGGGTTTATTCGCATCTGAAGTATTGTCAACATTGCCTAAACCGACATCACCTTTTGCCAAATCAATGTTACCACTACCGAGCAAGGATTGTCCTTCAATCGTCTTGATGTTGGTTGCAGATACTAAAGTATCCTGCTTACCCGTGAACTGCGTTTGGATGTTGTCCGTCAACCCGTTCAAATAATCAAACTCTGCATTGCTGATTAATCCCGTGCTAATTTTTGCAGCATCTATACCAGTAGGCAAATCACCTGCTGCCAAGTCCGCACCTGCAGTTACCAAACCTTTCGCATCGTAAGTGATCTTGGTTTTTGTCGCTCCAGTGATCGCAGCGTTTTCGTCAACCTTCAAATCCAATGCAGTTTGCAAATCGGTTTGAGTTGACAAAGTGCCAGTAATCCCACCCCAAGCAACTGCCGAACTGATGGCAATGTTACCGCTTCCCAAAATGGAAGTTGAATTGATGGTCTTAATATTTGTACCACTTACAAGCGTTGCCTGTTTCGCATCCAAAGCAGTCTGCTGCGCCGTGCTTACAGGCTTGTTTGCATCACTTGTGTTGTCAACATTATTTAACGCAAGGCTAGTCTTAACCTGTGTTAGCGTTATCTTTTTGGTAGTAGTTGCCGACGTGTCAACAATGGGCAGAACATCCGTCGCGTTGTCAATGGTGGCAATGGCGGTTAATTCGCTTATTTTTTGGTTGGCCATGTCTCAAAAATACAACTACTCCACCCCTTGGATGTTAACAAATTACGGATGAGCTGCAATAATAAACCACTCTGTACCGTCGCAAATAATCGTATGGCTGTCGTAGTTTGTATTTAAAAGGAAGTGGTCTGTGCCGTTTATATTTTCTCCAGTGGCTGCATTAATTCTGAAGGTATGCGAGGCGCCCGACTTCACGAAGTAATAACGCTTGCCCTTCTGTGTAGCTACAGCAGGCAAGTTTAAAATAACAGAACCGCCCGCAGTGTTTCCAATGTGCCCCTCAAAGTTTGTATCCAGTGAGCTCGTGCCTGTGGTGTAAGTTTTAAAGGTGCCGTGTTCCTGTAGGTGCCACTCCATTTGCTCGTTGGCCAAATCATACTGTACCATTACCTCGTACTGGGTGTCCTGTGTTGGCACTGCTGTAGGTGCGCCGTCTGCATCATTTACCAAGTGACTTAAAACTAGGTCGGGTGTGCGCTGCACCTCGTCGTTTAATTTCCCGATTTGGATATCTTGATAATTTACGCGATCCTTTAAACCATTACCCAAACGCAAGCCCTCGCCTGTGGAAGTTAGCCCTGTATAAATTGGAACCAAGCCCAACCACTCGCCGCTCCACTGCTCAGACATTGCAGAGTAAACTCCGCCGTTAAATATCCATTTAAAGCTATCAAAAGAAAGCGACTTAATAGCCGTCAAAGTTCCCGCGTCTACCCAAGTGCCTTGTATTACTGGCACAAAGTCCCGATACAATCCTGCAACTCCTTGCCCTAGCATTGCTGTAGGTGATCCGTGCGTTACTGAATCCCAACCACCAAACCAATCGTCTGCAATAACGTCGGCCGTGCCATTGTTTGCCAAGATATTTCCCGTTCCATATTTACTATTTGAATAGTAATATTTTGGATTTAAAATAATAGGCGTTGAATTTAAAGCGCTGTTGGTGCCTGGGTTAAATACTTCTGTAATGTTAAAAGTAAAGTCCGGGTTATTGTATGGGCTAGCGTCTGCAAATGCGATTTGTATAGCACCCCAATAATCTTTAACAGCGGTGGCAGGATTCCCTGTTTTAACTCCTAAAATGTTAAAGCGATTTTTATAAGCTTCCACACTAGAGACTGCAACGTTTAAAGTGTCAAATCCCGCGGGGGCTGTGCTGACTTGTTTATCAAAAACAAAGCTAGTCCACGTTGTATTTTGGTCTGTCTTTATGTCTTCACGTCGTCCGGGTATTGTGGCACCAGTAAAAGTTACCCAAAAGAAATTAGTATTATCTAATACTTTAATATTACCAGCCGAATCTGTAAGCCAAATTCGCAAAATTACATTAGTTCCATCTTCTGATCCACTTGGTGAACTAAAATAAAATTTTTGGAACTTTAATGCAAACCTTACACGCATTGGCGCTTCGTCTGGCGTCGAGCCTGTAGGTATTCCAGTAAACGAGGCGCCCAAAGCCGATGTGGTTTTATTTTGATATGCCCTATAAACTCCTGTATTTAGAGTTCGCTCTGTATCTATTTGCACATACTTAGCCGCAGGTTGGTAGCTCATTGATGGCTTAGCCTGCCATTGCGGACGCGTAGAAGTTGCGCCCAAAGTTACGGCGTGCGTATAGGTACCCGTTCCAATGTATTGCAGGGTATAACTGTACTGCCGATAACTAACCGTAGAATCTAAATACTCGGCAGCAGAAACCAACCAATAAACGCCTAGCTCGTGAATAAATCTGCACTGCAAAATATCGCAAATCTGTTCAATGGCTTCTTTACAAGATACCATATTTTCGCTAGCGTATTGGAAAGCGTTAACATCGCTCGCGGTCAAATCCTTAAAGGCGTCGTAATTACTTACAAACGTGTTTAAATCAACCTTGAGCAAATCAATTCCTTTGCGTGTTGCATCGCTAGAGTAGGGGCTAACTGCGTCGCGTAGGTAGTCCGTCTGCGTTCCGTTTACAACCCAGTAATCTTTTAGGTTTAATAAATCTAAGCTCCTTCTAAATAGCTGCGATATTTGTAATTTGCCATCTGTGAACCAATCGGAACTTACTTTAAATCCATCCAACAACTCTAAGCCATCAACAGCACCCAAAGAAATAACAGGCTTTGCTTCGATTGCCTCGCGCAAAAATGTCATTTGATCAGCAACCACTCTGCCGACGTGCTGAAGTACTGAATCTTGGTAAATTAATACCGCCCAATACTGCTCGTTATTTGTGGCAAGGTTTTTAAAATCTGCCAATACTGTATTATTTGGGATTACCCAGTAAGAAGTCGAGCGGCTAGAACGGATTGGATTCTCAAAAAATGTATCGCCTTCGCCATTTCTTTCTATTTCGTATCCATTTTCTGCAAGTAATAACTCCGTTCCACCTGCACCCGAACCGCTCGGCGCGTCCCATATTTCGACCTTGTGAAGGGCGCCCGTAATTGAATAAAAACTACCGTAGTAAATTCGTGCCATCTTATCCTCTGCTAGAGTCTCTGTTATATCGTTCCAAAACTATTGCCAAATCCCTGCCTTGTATACTTGTAGAGGCTACAAATCCGCTGCCCTCGTTTGTCTTTAACATTCCTTTTAATTTATCCAACGGTGCTATAACTTCAGGGTTAGAACTCGCCCCAGGATATTCTCCCATAAGTCCGAGCGTTGGACCGCTAACTATACCACCGTCGGCAAAGGCTTGAACATCGGGCCCACTTTTTAATTGACTCCTTACGATGGCCGCACCTGCTATCAAAGCAACCCCCGCAGCAGCTGCGAGAAGTGGGTTAGATATTAATAATTTTTGGAAGGCTTCCGCTGCAATCGCAGTAGTTACCAAAGCCTTACCGAGCATATCCATAAAGCCCGCAATCGCGCCTAGCATATTCTTTCCAAAGTTTTTGCCCGCGTCTTGCTCACCTGTTGCAATGTCTGCAATGAATTGAGCAAAGGATTCGGCCGCTTCCATTTGCAAAGTGGCAAAAGCAGCATTAACCGAATCTACGGCCTCCTTAGATTTGGCAGCCCATTCGGCCATTTTAACGCTACTCACATATAAATCCGTGGCCCTTCGCTCAGCACTTGCCTTAAGCTCTTGCTCCATCTTTATAGTGGCGTCGGTGATCTCTACGGTTGTAGCGATAATTTCAGGCGCCCCAGTAAAGTCGTCGGGAAACATTGGCTCGCTTCTAATCTCATCCAATACAGGCGGGATCTTATCAAGCTCCGCCAACACATCGGCCATTGATTGCTTGACAATCGGATTCACTGGAGCCAATAAACTGCCGCCTGTATTCTTTGCGGTCAGTTCTTCAGTCTCTTTAATAACCGCTTTGGTAATCTTTATCTTTTCTTTACCTACTACTTTAGTGGCTTCAATTTCATCCAGTGCGAGCGAGTGCACTTTATTTTGATATTCCTCATTTAAGCTTGTACGAATTTGTACACTTTCCTTTGTATACTTTTGGTAAATATCTTTTTTCTCCGCCTCATCATTACCCGCCAAACGCAACTCTTCGGACCGCCTTTCATTTAAAATCAATAAGGCATCTTCGCCCGCTTTTTTGTATAATTTTTTTTGAGTTTCTAGGCTTTTGCGTTTTAAGTCTAAAATAAACTTTTCACTTTTGCCCTCTGCTTTTGCTGTTGCAATCGCAAGCTCCAAACGGCGCTCCTCAATTTTTATTTTCTTTTCGCCGTTAGATAGCAGCTCGCTTTGTGCTTCTTTTAAACGCTCAATATTTTTTTCAACTGCTGCGGTTTCTGATGCAAGTTTACTTAGCAAATATCCAACGGCTGCAATAGATGCCGTTAGGATTACCCAAGGTCCTGCCGCTAACGCTAAATTCATTGCCCTAGTCGCTACTGTTGCGCCGTTAGTTGCTGCTGTATAAATGCTAGTAGCCGCTGCGCTTAGTCCTTGTCGCACTGCGCTTTCTGCCTGTAGGGCATTACCTACCGCAGTCAATCCGTTGACGATTGCCATAGCAGATTGCAGCTTAACCATAGCCTCCTGCAAATCCTTTCCGCCCAAGCCTGCTAATTGCATAGCTCCTTGCATCGCACCAAAGGCCCCCGCCGCCGCCTGCACTCCACCAAGCACCGCATCTAATCGACGTGTATCGCTCGCAAAATATCCAACCTCCGCACGCGTGTCCGCAATGCTGTCCTTCATTCGGCCCGCCTGTTTAATTATTTCATTGGCAACTTGGGCAAACTCTGGACCCAATGCCCGGGCTTCCATCGCCAACTGAGTCAACTGCCGCACGCTTCCCATCGTTGGGTTACGCGTAGCAATAGACGCCAAACGTTCTTCCATCGACTTAGCCGACTTCGCAACCTCGGCGCTCATTTGGTTGCTGCTCTTTTGTACTATAGCAATGGCTTTGTTAAAGCCTTCGCGCAGCTTTTCAATGTCCGCCCCGATTACAATATTTAAACTTTTAGCCATTAGATTATAATTTTATCACCAGTTTCCAAAAGCACAAAGTCGCCACTTTCCAAAAGGATAAAAGACTCTGCAGCAGGCGCGGGCGAAGTATAAATATAGTTTAATAAATAGTCCTGAGAAATTTGATAAAGTCCTGCGAAGGCTGCCGTATCGTCCGCCGTATGATTCTCGCCGTCGTATTCGATTACTTGAATGTAAGAATCGTTATAAGTATCTGGCGTTACCGCGTCATCAAAGGCCGCCCTAACTTGCCCGCTCAACTCGATGGCATCCGCAAAGCTTGTAGCATAAACGTTCACTTGCACCCTTGCAAACTCTGTGCGACTGTGGCCTGAGTTAGTTGGGTTGGCTGCAATAGAAACAAGGTTATAACTGATCGCGGGAAATGCTGACTCTTGCGGGATTCTAACGGGGTTTATCCGCGTGCCTACTAACGAAGTGACCCCCGCCGCATTGCTTAAAATTGAATAGACTATTTTTATAGGGGCGCTCATGCTTTCGCGTCTGGGGTTAACTTATCAAAGACATGCGAATATAGTTTAACCGCGTCGTGAATTGATAGGTAATCGGATACCTCCCAAGGAAATGTTAACAGCCGTTTGGGTTCTATGGGCTTCTTTAAGTGTGGGGCCATACCCGTAGCAACAGCCCAGCGGGTTATTTCCCATTGGTTGCGATACTGCTGCTGCTGAGCTTCGCGCATCCCTTCTAATTTCAAACGCCAAAAGCGAGGCGTTGAAAGTAAAAACTCGCTTTCGCTTAGCATCATTTCGCCGTAAGCAATGCGCTCAATCTTGCGCCAAGTTAGCGGGGCGCTGTCGCCCTTGGCAGTTACTCCCCCGTTGACTCTTCAACAGGTGCAAAAAAATCTGTAATTGCAGCCGTGAATCCTTCTAACGCGGGGCTAATTTCTTGAAACTTCTTAATCGCCGCGCCTAACTTTTGCACGGTTGGGTAAGGCGTCTTTTTATCCTGGGCCTCGTAGCCTTCCAAGATCCCGTAAAACGCGCAGCTCAAAGCAAAATCCATAGACTTCGCTAAGTCCTTTTGCAAGTTTAAATCTGCAAAGGTTTCCATGCCGGCAACTTCCATAATGTTGCGCAGGCTATTCATGTTAAATAAAAGGGGATGCTCAGCACCCCCTAGTTTAATTGTAGTGCTCATGGCACAAATATAATACTATTAAGCAACAGTACCCAAAGTCAAAGCGCCAGATCCCTGCAAGGTGCCTGTCCAAGTTGCTTTGTCGTTGTTTGGTGCGCTCAAGCTCAAGCTACTAAAGAAAGCAGATCCACTATATTTTTCGTCGCCCGTTACGTTTGATGTCATTACGATAGTCAATAAAGTACCCGCAAGCAAATCTGTTACCAAATCCTTGTAAGAAACTTGTGAAGCTCCTACGCTTGAGTCATCTTCAAAGATTGCTTCAACGTTCAAAGTGTAGCCATACTCGCCGGCAATAAATTCCTTTGCGCCTGCGCTGTCTTTACTTGTTACGTCGATCATGTCCTTAGAAATGTCGAGTGAATTAGATGTCGCGTTAGCGATTTTTTTAAGTGTGCCGCTCACATCTTTATAGATGCTTATGAGCGTGCCGTTTACTGGTCCAGTAGTTGCCATGATTATTTGTATATTAAGTTATTTTTCTTTGCTAATTTGGCTAGGATTTTATCCACGCCGTTAATAATTCCGTCCGTTACCTTGCCCGCGTTTTGGTCCAATGCCGGGCGCATAAATGGGCGCGCTTCAATGATGCCAGTATAGCGGCCTGTCTTTTCCTGTATACGCGCAACAGTGCCATATTCAAACATCGGCCCGAGGTAATTATTGTAATATTCTTTGCGCAATCCAATCAGCACTTTTGTTTTATTGTCCTTATCCTTGCCAGTAATAAAGCCGATGGACTTGGCAAGGTCGCCGCTATCTTTAGGCGCTAAGTTTTTTGCACTATTTATTATTGGTAACGCCTGAGCTTTGAGCATACGCTGTAAATCTGGGCTATCTATTTCGACGCCCATCGCTTTTAAGGCATCTATAACCTCGGCAATATTTTCAACGTTCTTTGTCACTCTGTTAATTCAGTTTGCAACTTCAAATATAAATTGCGTGCTAGGTTTGCAATGTTAACAATGTTATGATTAAGGCCCGCGTCAACTATTCTATGCTTCACGCTTACCGCTGAATTATAGCGGATAGTATAGTAAACGATTTGCTTATGCTCTCTGCGGTCCGCATTTACTTGCTCGCTTCCGCTTTCCTGTTCTACGCGCTGAGCCCAAGCCGTTGCGTATTCGGTCCACGTTTGTAATTTCTCTCCTGTATTGGCGTCGATAGTTTCCGCATAACTCTGCAAACTAACTAGTACATCCATAGATCCCGACTGCATTAGAGTATAATTTGAATTTTGTAAGGATCTAAAAGATACTCAAAGCCTAAAGATATTTTGCTTTGGATGGTTCCCACTACTATCGAGTTCCTGTTATCGTAATACTGACCGACTAATAATAAAGCGGCGTGTTTAATTGCCATCGGTAAAATTGTATCTGGGTCAACGCTAGCCGTACCTACTGGATTAAATCCCTCAGATACTTCAATAATATACTTAATTGTATCGTCGGTTATTGAGTCGGGCGCTGTATTGATAAAGATATTTCGTGAGTAATTGCCCATTGGGTCAGGTGCTACTATCCAATCGCTGCCAGCAAATGCCGTTACCGCTTGGCTGCTGTTTACATAGCTCACAGAGTTCACAGCCAACACGCGGCTATTTACGCGAAGATAATTACCGCTAGGTATATTGAGACCGTTAACGGGATTGATTAGCGCAGGCGAGCCTGTAAAGCTATCAAAGCCATATTTAGCCGTTCCCTTCTTAATCGAGTAGCCTAAGTAATTGCTGCAGGCGTCAACGGCCATACTGATTAAACCCGAAATATAACTGTCATCATCGGAAGCCGTAACGCGCAAATGCTGCTTAGCGTCGGCTAAACTTAAATAGTCGGTTGCTACATTTGCAAAGGCTGTGTATCTTCTACTTTTGAACATTATTCGGCGTCTAATTCGGTCTCTGGGTTAGTGGGTTTCTTTTTGGTCTTAGGTGCAGCTACAACTTCAACAGCCCCCGCCTCAAGTAATAACTCGGCTTGCTTAGTTTCAATTTCTACAACCTCGCCCAAGTTATAACTGAGGTTAAATTTCCCTGTTGGATTGATCAAAAATTTTACTAACATTTGGCCCGTGGGGGGTGCAGTCAAGACCCCCCGCAGCACTCGGACTTTTACGCCCCCGAGCGGGCTAGTGATTAGGCAACGATGTCCTTACAAACCGCGAAGGCTGCAGGGTTCAACAAGTTGCAATCCAAATAAGCGTTAAGTACTACGTTGGTCAAGCCGGCAGTAGCTCCGCTATAAGGGTCAACTGTCAACTCCATACCGCCCCAGTTAGCAATAGCCATTTTGCTGAAGTCTCCAAAGATCATTGCAGACAAAGTAGAGCTAGAACCTTTAGACAAGTTGCTAGGAACCAAGGTAGTTGTTTGAACATTGTAACCGTTCAAATCAGTACCACCAGAAGGCCAAATAAAGTTACCTTCTACGCCTGAAGATTGGCGGGCGGTAGTTTGCAATTTAGCCTTAACCAATGGGTTAGTCAAGTAAGCAACACCGTTTCCGTTAGCGTTCTCTACTGCTTTCATCAAGTTAACAACATCGGCCCAAACTGGAGCGATTCCGTTAGCGTTGGTAGAGTTAGAAGTTGCGCCACCTGCGAAAGTTACGTTTACGTTAGCGTTACCGATAATTCCTACAGGCTCGTTAGATCCACCACCTTTAATTGCAGCAGTTTCCAACGATTGAGCCATTGCATTTAACAACCAGTTTCTTACGTACCCGTCGATAGAGTTGCTAGATTGCAACATCAACTGGTTAGAAACTTGGATGTAAGCAGCCAAACGCTTAGGGCTGAAAGTGATTTTAGAGAAAGCAGGGCTCTTTTCAGTAGCTGTGCCGTTCTCAGTATTCCAACCTGCACTTGGCAAAGTTGATGCTGTTGGTAAATCCAAGTTTCCAACAAGGCCGCTCAAACGTTGAACGCCCAAGCCTGCCAATACTGTGCGAGGCAACAAAACGTCAATGATTGAACCTACAGAAGTTTGAACGTTAACGCCACCTTCAGAACCAGAAGTTCCGCCTGTTGCAGTCATGTCACGTGTGAATACTTCAGAAGGGATTTTGATAGAGTGAGCAGAAACGCTAACACCTGAGCGCTGAAATTCAGAACCACCCATTGCAGAAAATTCGCCTTCAACGCCTTCACGACGGCCAGTGATAGCCATTTCCATTGCGCGCTTAAAGCTGTAATCTTTAGCCATGTTTGACTTTTCTTTCTCTTCGCTACGGCTTGCGCTGTGGCCTGCTGCTTGAGCTGCAAGGTTTTGCAATTTCTCTAAGGTTTCAACCTCTGCTTTGATCGCGCCCAAACGAGCTTCGATTTCAGACAAACGGTTAGTTTCAGTGTCAGCCATAGAACGTGCTTCACGCTCGATGGTAGATTGTAGGGTAGACAATTCGCCTAGCAAACGTCCACGCTCTTCTTTTAGGGCTTTAATTTTATTCATGATTTTTGTTTTTTTTAATAGTTTGTATATCTGGCTAACGCTAATTTTAAAATGTCTGCGCTTACTTGGCTTTGTTTTGCAGCTTCAATTTCTAACTCTCGATCTCTTGTTGCTGCGATGCTGCGAGCGTCTGCCTCTGTATCTTCATAAGCAGGATAAGTTACAGGGCTCACGTCGTATAGATCCTCAATTATTGTTATTTTACGCTTGCCCATAGTTCCGTACTTTTCGCTTTCGCTCCAAGACTGTTCTTTGATTGTAAATGCAAATGAGCTTTGCGTAATGTCGCCGCGCATAATAGAACGCACAACGCTCATGTGCGTAGGGTTCTCATAATCTGGAACCCAAGTATATTCTAAATTTCCGTCGCCATTTACAAACACTCTGCAAGTATCTGCCTTTGTGCGGCCCAAAATTAAATCGGCTTCGTGGTTAAACAAACAACGGATATCGTAATCCTTACTCAAAGCATTGTCAAACGCCCCGGGCATTATCACCTCTTCAAAATATCCAAGGTCAGTTACCGAATTAATAACGGCAGCGATTCCGCCAATTTCTTTTGGCATGCCTTCGCCCTCTGCTCTGGTGTGGACGGTGCCCGTAAATGTGCGCCTTTCTTGTTTCATTTTAATTTATTGTTTGGTTATTTACGCCCTCGGGGTTATTGTTTTTGTCTGCGGTCGCCATAAGGTTTGCAATCTTGGCGTCCATATACTCGTTGATTTGACTTGACGGCATTAAGTTGGCTTCAATTAAATACTCGTCGCCACCATCAAACGCGTTAACATCCTCGTATACTCGCGCCTCGTTTCTAGAAAGCCAGCCGCCGCGGATGCCTTTATTATAATAGTCTGCTCGCTCGTTAGCGGAGGCCCTCAATAGTGAGTTAAAATTAAATTTAAAGTAATAAGTTAGCTTATCGTTTTCTGTTAACAGCTTGCGGGCTAGTTCCTGCTCTATGTTGATAGCGTAGCTCATTAGAGTACGCGCATAAAAATCTTGATATTCCTGCTCAACGCTTGACTTGATCCCTGCGGTTGCGCCAATCATAGAAGCAGGCACTCCAAAGATTCGTGCAATTTCCTCGCTGCTAAATTTACGGGTCTCAAGATACTGCGCCTCTTCAGGGCTTAGGCTTAATTTTTCCATCTTGATTCCGTTAGGAAGCACAGCGCTACGGCTTGCCCCGTCTATAACATCGTCGAGGGATTTTTTTAACGGCCCCGCTTGGTCTATTTTTATCTGCGCGTCTGACGTTAACAAAAATTTCAATACTCCATTTTTATAAACGCCTGCGCTCTGGCTGATTGCTGCCAAGTCAATACCCAAAGTTTCTGCGTGCAATACTACAGGGCTCAAACCTACTAGCGGATTATCGCCACACATTCCTTTGAAGTGTAGCATTTCCGTTGCAGGGATCATGCCCGGGTATCCTGCAAGTGTAACCTTGTAAAACAAAAGGCCATCCTGCATAACAGGGGTAACGTACTGCGGCGCGATTGGGTGCAACTCTATGCCGATATTCCTAACGTCGCGATTAATAAAAGCGTATGCGTTGCCAGTTAGTGCTAGGTGGCTAGTCATGTACTTTGTAAAATCGTATTTAGTTTGATAGGGATTCGGCTCGTTAGTTAAAGCTGTGGCGTAGTGGATTATAATTTGATCCCTATTCTGCCCATCATCTTTATACAATTTCAAACCAAGCCCCGCGATTCCATCCGCAATAACTCTAACGCAAGCGTGCACGGATGCAATGCTTAACGCCGTTGTATTATTTACGGCTTGGCCGCTTTTGGTTTGATAGCCAAAAATATTGTTTAAGGTATTTACAAACCAGTCCGCGGGTTGCGTTAGCATTGACCGCTTTTCTGTTTTCCGTTCCCAAAATCGTAGATTCATCGCCCGCAAATTACAACCTCTTTAATTCCGCCGTGTTAACAAATCTTATTTATTCCGCCCCTGGGCTAGCCACCTGCAAAGAGCCGAGCGAAATACATCGTAGTTTTTATAGCGTGGCACTCCGTACCTTTCCAGGTACTCGGCCTCGGTTGCGTTATAGGCATCCTCATAAGTGCGATACTTAGGAAGGTTAAAATAGTACTTGTTCATGAAGTCGTCAACAAATCTCATAAGCTTATAAACCAAAAGTCTGTTTCTTTTTCTTTGGCAGCATCCTGCATAGCCGTGCCCAATGCCATTACAATACTAACAGGCCCATCGACCTTATCGCCACTCTTTGCTTTGTTAATCTTAATATTGCCCGCAGGATCATTAGCAAGTAATACATTGCCCATCATCCAACGAGTAACAGGATTGCCATCGTGTTTAAGCCTGCCGTCCTTTACTAAGCGCTCCAGTTCCTTAGTCGGGCTGCTCATTGAAATAAAGCCCTGACCAAAGGGAAACATTTGCAAGCCCTCGTTTTGTAAATCAATAACAAGCTGCGAAGCGTTGAAACGATCGTAAGCAATATCCTTAATTTCAAACTCCAATGCCAAATCTAATATTTGCGCTTTGATAAAATTATAATCCGTTACGTTCCCATCCGTTGCAGTAATTACACCGTCTGCAATCCATTGCCTAATACTTGCCCCTGCTGCGTCCTTTCTTTTGTATGCTGCCTCGCTTGGCAAAAAGTACCAAGTCCTAATCGCTGAGTATTCGGGCCAATACAAAGTAAACGCGCAAAAGTCTCCAGTGCTCGCCAAATCCAAACCGCCGTAACAAATCCCGTCTAGCTGTTGAGACTCGGCGCATTCCATCCAAGTACTGTCATTAATCCAAGTCATTGCCGTATCTGTCCACACGTTTAACAACTTAGTTTTAAATTCAACTTCTTTGTGTACAAATTCCTTTGCCTCGGTTAGTGCCTGCTCTAACTGACGCGGGTAAACCGAAACACCCCAGTTTGGGTTTGCCTTTGCCCAGTTTGCCGAGTCTGTCCAATCGTCGCCTTCGTCGAGCGTGTAAATGACGCTGAACAAAGCATCGTCTACAATCGCTCCAGATAAAACAGAGGCGCAGTAATTGCGATGCTTGTAGCAGGGCGACTCACGATTAAAGCCCGCCGTGGTAATTGTGAATAACAACGGTTGCCTCCTTGCGCCCATCGAGTTGCGCAATACATTGTAAAGCTCATCGTTTGGGTGCGCGTGGTATTCGTCAATCACTGCAAAGTGCGTGTTTAGTCCATCCTGTTTGCTAGGGTTCCACTCGAGGGGCTTATACACCGATTGCCCGTAAAGGATGCGCCGATTGTTTACACTGTTGTTAACGGTTAACGATTCTGCAAGCCAGTCTACATTTTGGCAAACGCGGACCGACTCCGCAAATACCATCATGGCTTGGTCGAGTTTAGTTGCCGCGCTATAAACTTGCGCTGCACTTTCCCCGTCGGCCATTAAGCCGTAAAGCATAACCGCCGAGCTAAAAGTAGATTTCCCATTTTTTCGGGGGACCTCAACATAAGCCCGGGTAAATCTTCTGCTGCCGTCAGGATTGAGAAACCCAAACAGATTCCAAACGATAAACGCCTGCCACCCTTCCAACTTAAACGGCTTGCCGGCATAGTCTCCAGTGCTGTGCTCGAGCTGTTCGATAAAGTCGATGGCGTGCTGCGCGTAGTTTTCACTAAACCCCCAACCGTTTGCCCTGTCCGTTACATAACGGTTAACAGCATTGCGCACGTGTTCGCACACAATTACGCGCCCACTCACTACGCCCTCAATATACTGCTCAGCTATTCGCAAAGAAATAATCTAAAGCTATCTGCGCTAAGTATTGGTTTCTGTAAAGGTGCGGAACTTCAGCCCAAAGCCCATCCTTTCCACATGGCTTGAAGCCGCTGCCTTGATTACGGCTAACGATAAAATGCAAACCGCTTGGCTCAACTTTAAAAGTTACGCCTTCAGTCAATTCCACTGGCTCGGTTGTTTCAATTTTCTTTTTCATGCTATTTTTGATTTTTGTAAAAGTTCCAATTTAGATACAGGCGCGCTCTTGCCTGTTTCAATCTTGCCCCTCGCGCTTGGCGTTACTCCGAATAGTTGCCCCATTTGTGTAGCTTGCTTAAGTGCTCGGCTTCTAACATCGTACCAGGGCGAAATAACTTTATCGCCGAAACGATTTAACACAACTTCGCCCTCCGCCTCTGTCATTCCGCACGCTTTCTTATAAAGTCCTAACTCGTTGCAGTACCCGGCAACTAATCCAAGATCAACGCCTGTTAACAAATGATTGTTTTTTAATTCCTTGCAAGTGATATCCCAGTACTCAAAGCCCAAAGCGTTTAAGTGCGCAGGCGGTTGCGGTACCCCTTCGCTTAGTTCGACAATCATAGGCGCGGCTAATTCCCTGCTCGGGCTTAGCGTTCCCTTCATTACCTTAATTTCGGTAGGTATTCGTGGCCTTCCTTTCATATTTACAAATATAGTCTAAAATTTAGTACATTTATTTTTGCACGGGTGTGAATAAA